TGATTCTGTCTGCTTTGGTAGTCTTGAAATGCTTTGTATCACCACTGTGAACATGCAACACATTTGCATTATCAACATGCTCAAGAAAGTCAGAGCAAAGTTGATTAGCAAGCAACAATCTAGGTGCTACAACAACAATGGTTCTGGGATATTTCACCTCAAAACGCCACATAGCATCCTTGATTTGAACCAATGTCTTACCACCACCAGTGGGAAAGATGCACTGACCCAGAGAATGAGTGCGAAGAGTATTGATTGCTTTCTGCTGATGAGGACGAAGAGTGATCAATTCAGTGCTGCTTGTAATAAAGGGGACATTCAGAGGTAACTAACAATATCACAAATAAAGTTACCTTGTTGGTTGATACAAATGACGTGCTTCCATAGCAGGAAGTTTAACATTAAACCTCCCACTATGGCAAGTGTTATGAGACTAAATCTCAAAACTGAGGACGAACTGAGTTAATAATCACACGCTCAGCAGGATATTGAGATTCCACAATCTCTTGAATCAGACGACGCTCAGCAGTGTCAGTTTCCATCTCAAAGTTGTGACGACGACCACGATAGTCATGCCATGCACCAGAAACAGCAAATTGAGTCATGATAATAAAAAAGATAGTGTTTGTAAAGTGTTATAACTGGGTCTTACACTGTTTGTGGGTCTCCCCACAATATGTTGCCCAGAGTATCAGGAATCTTCTTGTTCTTTCTCTACTTCTTCAACAGTTTTGCCTGCATTTGAAGGACCAACCCAGACCATGCCATTTTCTTTCCAATAGGTGACAAATGCCCTGCGAAGTTCCAGGAGTTCACTATAGCGTTCCTCCTGTTCTTTTGTAAAGAAAAAGTTCTGATCCCTCCAAGACTTGCGAAGGGTTTGCATTTCTTTGAGCACAGTGGAAGAGTTGTTCATGGTGATTTCAGTTGTTGATGTTAATTGCTTGGACAGTTTCCATGAGAGTGGCGACCTCTGCCTTGGCATATCCAATGGCATAAGGTGCAGTTTTCTCTACATTTTTGGGATCCATACTATCACACTCATAATCAACATTGTTGAGAACATTGATAGTGTGTTGGAGAGATTCAATGATGTTATTCAGTTGTGAATCAGTTAGTTTAGACATCATCATCAGGATAAAATGAACATTTGATTGCTAAACCTTCTTCACCAGTGCTGGGATGAGTGGTTTTTGAAGTGACAAACTTATACCCATTACAGATATATCGTGTTGGTGCATTGGGACGAGTGTCATTCTTAACAGCACTCTCAGTGCGTAAAGAATTAGGAAGAAAAAACCATTTGCCACTCTCAACAACACCTTCCCAATCTACAATAGAAGGGCGACCTCTATGATGATCAAATTGCAATTCATCATCATCAAAAAAATTGTTCTCAGCAGTGAATTGATTCATGGAATTGAGTGCTTATACTATAGAGGACATTTGGAGGTAACTAACAATAACCTAACGAACATAGAGGAAAGAACCATAAGGATCACAGATTTCAGGGTTATCAGCAAGTTGCTCAATCCAGAACCTGATACCTTTTGCAGGTGCTTTCCATGATGCTGGTTTATACACAGCACCATCATTTTTATCCACAAACATCCAGCATGAACGTCCACTGTCAGGGTTGCCATTGACAACATTGAACATCAAGATCTTGAAATACTTTTTACCCTCTTGAAGTTCCACCTGACTGTATACACAACGTCCACTCTCAATACTATTAACTTTCCATTGATTGTTGCACTGCTCAATGAGTGCTTCAGTCAAGAATTGAGTTTTAGTTTTGGTGATCATCAGGTCAGTGCTTACACTATAGAAGACCTTTGGAGGTAACTAACTTTATCTACCAGCAGGTAATGCCTTTCTTTGTTGTTGAGCAGGCAAAGATGGTCTGTTGGGTGTACCTGAGATTGCTTTTCTCTCTGGAGTGCCACTGATTGCTGGTCTTTGTGGTGCTGCTGATAACTGTGGGGATGGTTTTCTTCCCTTAATTAAATCAGGTCTCTGCGCACTACCTAACATTGGTCTAGGTTTAGGTTTGTTGCCAGGTAATCTCTTTTGAGCAGCAGTTTTTGCTGCTGTCTTCACTTTGTCAGCAGTAGTTTTCTTGGGACCATCAACAACTTCAGTCTTTTTGCCTACTTTGTTTCTATATGTGGTGTCCTTTGGTTTCTGTTCAGAACCTGCTGTATTCTTACCAGCATTCTTGATACTTTGTCCTGCTCTTTTGGCAAGATTGCTCAAACCAGTGCTAGGTCTTTTCTTAAATGCTGCTTTTGAACCACCAATAGTTCCTGACTGTGGTGACATCCCACTGCCATATGTTGTGCTATGGACATCATCAACTGCTTCACTCATTCTTTTATGAACTCTGCCCATAATCTTGGTTCTACCCTTAGCATCAGGATTTTGACCAGTTTCTTTCTTATATTTGGCAGTTTCTTGGTCCTTGAAAGTATTTCTAAGAACAGTTTCACCCTTTCTATGAATCTTCATTCTTTCCTGTCTAGTATAACCACTTGCCTTTTGTGGTTTATAGTTAGGACTGACTTTCTTCTCACTCTTTTTCTTCAATAGTTGTGATGCTTGCTTTTCAGCATCCTTTGAAGATGTGGTGGATTTCTTTACTTCACCACCAGACTTTCTAGCAGCAGCACGTGCTTGTGCTGCTTTCTTTCTCTCTGCCTTTACTTTATCAGCATATGATTGTTTAACTTCAGCACTGCCTCTTTCCTTGGTAGGTTGTTGAACAGTGTCAGACTTTGCTTGAGTCTTTCCTACATCTTTTCTAGTCTTATATTCACCAACAGGGGCAGTTTTACCACCACCCACTGCTTTTACTCTAGGTTTTACACCTGGGCGTCTTCTACTTTCAGTGTCTCTTTTGGGTTGTTTG